ATAACCTCTTTGGCAGCTTCAGGTAGCTCGGCCTTATCGACAGCCTCTTTAATAGTGGCTTGCGCTTCGGCTATTGCTTTTGCCTTTTTTGCCTTCTCAGCGGCTTCCTTGAGGTCGTCGCGCTCTTTGGTCAGAGTTTCAATCTGCGTGTCCTTCTCTTTGATTAACTCCTCGTTTTCCATTGCCTTTTTAACCTCCCTTGTTATTCCTTCCCTGATTCCAGTTTCAACCAGTTTTATTAAATCAGGGCGGCGCTCCCTTAAGGTTGCAAGTTCTATCAGGTCAACATCATGGCCTCTATCCGATTCGTACATTGTGACAATCCCGCCGGCTCCCGGCTCGGTTACAAAATCAACCGACCTAGCGGCCACCAGTTTCTCGATTACCAAAGTTTCTTTGCCATCGATGGTGCCTTTGGATGCGCTGCCGATTGCATTGATTGAGATGCCCATTTCTGATAGCATCTTTTTATCTCGCAAGGCAGCTAACTTTTGCATCAGCCACGGCTCAACAATCTCGGCAACCCCAGTAACTACGCCGGATTCATCAACAGTAACATCAGACAGTGTAGCAACCCAATCCTTTATCGACCTCTCAGGACGGTCTTTATCTTCCTGCTCTGTAGGATGGTCAGCGTACATTTTCTGACCTTCAAAAACCTTGTAATCCCGCTTCAGCATTTCCGCAGGATAGTATCTGTCTTCGGTAGCATTGAAGCCAGGTCTTATAACGATTACAGTGGCCCGTCCTTTATCAAACTTGGCCTCGGTGAGCGGTACAAAGTCTATGACCAATTCTCTCGTGAGAGTTTCATTAACCCACCTTGGGATATCCTCATCTTCAACGTCGAGCTTGCGGTATTCAGACCGTATCTTCCGCTTGACGGCTGCCAGTTCACTTGTTGGTATAGCTACTTTCTGTTCCCGGAATCCGCCGGGGCTTAACGCTGCGGCTGCTCTTCCAAGCTGAGCCCGGGTGACTTTCTTCTCAGGATCTTCCCATAATCGGAGCTTCCAGCCGGATGCCGTATCAACATCGGGAACGTAAGCAAACGCTACCGCTGGGTATGATTGACCATCCTCGGTCTTTGTAGCCTCTTGTGCTTTGATTAGTTCAAGTACAGCTACAGCCTCCTTCTGTGCAGAGGCAATTTTCTTATCATCTGGCTCATCCTCACTAGACAGAAGCTCCTGACACAATTCAAGAATCTTCTTTACCCTGGCAGAATCCCTGGCAGCATTGCGCCTTCCCACTTCCTGGATAATCTCTGAGTATGTGGACTGCAGAGACTCTATAGGCTTATAGACAGTTGTAGCCATTACCTTAGTAGGCTTGCCAAAAGTCACTTTGCCATCCGTCATGGTATAAGAGACTTTATAAGCCTGACTATCTTGCTCATAGACTAGGTCGCTTTCGTATATGTCCCTAATCCAAGCACCACCTGCCGTAGGATATAATTGTCTTGAAGGGAATTGCTGGTCAAGTGCCCCCTGCAATAACCGCCTAGTATCTTCTGCACTTAATTCAGCTTCTCTTATATTCGCCATAGTCACCTCCTTGCTTTCCTTGGCTACCCAGTTACCATCTACCTGTTTATAGGATTTCTTCACAGCTCCCCAAGCTATTGAATGACACCTAGCCTCAGCGTTGTCCTCGCCCTTGTGTTGTTCCCAGGCAGAGTTAAATGTTTTTTGATAAATTTCTTGAGCGTGTTTTGGTAACTTTTTAACTCCATCTGGTAAACTATCTAATGTTGGATAAGGCATGATTACCCCCTTAAACACAAAAAAAGAGGAACGATAAACATTTCTGCCTATCGTTCCTCGATTCAGCCTGTTCTATTCAGTTAGCGAATATTTATTTCTTTAAGGCAAGCTCCTTAATCTAATTTTATGGTTTCGGACTTGCCATCTTTATAAGTCAAGCGCATTTCATATTCGGGCATACTATGATCAATATGCAAAGTAAAACTTGGAGCTCGGATAGTATTCCTCCACATCAATCTTGGTGGTGGGTCACACCAAAGCCTAGCAAGCATTTCCTGTCTGGGGTGTACCCTGATTTCTCTCAGATTTTTATCACCCCAGACATATTCCTGAAATGCTGTCAGTGAATCAAATCTTTTACATAACTCAGGTGCTAATTCCCTCAATACTGCCCCTACTTCTGCTGGACTTGGTATGCCTGTTTCTTCTAGTTCACATGCCATAAGGTTCCTCCTTTTTAATCTGGGTATGTTCGCTCAACGGTTATCAGTGATTTCTTCCCTGCCCTCACCTGTATCTTGACACTACCATATTCAAGGTATTTCGTCCAGTCTATCTTCTCAAGTTCCTTCTTGAGTTCTAAGTCTTGCTGATTCTGGTCTGTCATTTACTGCCCCTTGTATGCTCTATCTTCTTACCGAATAGAATCCGTTCATGGTTGCTCCTTTATTTTGGTAGTCTCGCCGGGGCTACAGCGCACCGGCAGTTCTTGACAACTAAACCGCCTATATTGTATAATTCAGTAGAAGTAGAGGCATCAAATGCCAATCCACTGAAGGAGGTTTTATGGATTCTAATAAGTCTATAACTATGAAAGAACGATGGGCTAGTTACTCCCCTGAGAAACGGTTCTATATGACTGCTGCTGCTCATGCCGCTAGGCGTGGAAGCAAAAACACTATTGAAAGCAGACTGGCAGGTGCTACAACCCGCCACATGCTCAGCATTGGTATAGGCTCCCGTGAGATTGCATTTGCTCAAATGCTCGATGGCGCCGGTATCGCTTACAGGCAGCAAGTCCCAATCGGGCCTTACAACCTTGATTTCACCGTAGCAGGAGGCCTCGTCGCCATGGAAATAGTCACCGGGAGTGGGAATATCCGTGTAGCCAACAACCGAAGCAACCGCCTCAAATACGTCCTCAACGAGATGAACCTGTTTGAAGTTAGGTTTGGCAAACCATGCAGAGAGTTCGCACCATCCGTCATAGAGCAACTCATCGCCTTCATTAAGGAATTGAGTATTAACAAAACCACGTCTGGTCAGTATAGGGTGGTTAGGCCCAATGGTGAGTTGTACCCTCTTAGGAAATATGGCAATGGCTTTCCCACTCCTATTTCTGATGAGCAAATCTCCTCTGCTGTCGCTATGTTCAACAATAATATCTCTACCAGGACTATCCGGGAGACTTGCGGTATCCCCAGAAGGCAACTCAGCAATATCTTCGATTCTCTCAACCTCAATCGTAATCGATGGGCCGTCATATCGAGAACTAAGCATTTGAAGAAGTGAGCCATACGGGTAAAATTCATACCCTTCAAATACTGCGTCGGGATGTTGAGGGGGTGCCATAGCCCCGCTAACAAAAGTTTCACCAACCGGGATTATACCCTGCTCCTCATTAGCCAAACATTCATCGCTTACTTGGTCATCGCCGACCGTTATCCATTCCTTGCCATCAACTCCCATGTCCTCCATGGTGTTGAGCGAGGCCTGCGATAAGGCATTGGCTGTCTCGGTCCGGGCTATCATTTCGGCTCTTGATGCTAATGTCAGTCCTTTAATTTCAGATGGAGCGCCCCTGGCCATCCAGTCAAGTTTATGGCGAATATCACTTTTAATACCGGGGATACCTCGTTTGTTTTTTATCCCATCAGCTATAATATTAGAGATTTGTTTTCTTGTTTCCTCATTAAGACCATCGACTAGCTTCGCCTTTGACACATGCCCTTTCGCCCAGTCGATGGCTTTTTGAATCGGCGGCCCCTCGTATGTCACGGGTAAACCTAACTTTGTTTTTCCATAGGATACCATTTCTGCCTGGCCAGACACATAAATCTCAGTCAACTGTCCTTCGAGGGTAACTGTCAGGCTGTCATCGAATGAGGCCAGCAGAGGATTCAGGATATTTCCAATATCAGAGTTTAATGGCATTATATAACTTCACCCTCCGTAGTAAAGCGCACTTTATAATTACATTTCTGGCATCGCTGACGTTCTAACCAAATGCCTATTATTATACCTTTCCTTCCTTCTATCTCTCTATTTTCCTCATGATAAATTCTGTCGTCTTTGTGCATCACTGACCCATCCCAACACCTGGGACATTCCATGTTCTCCATCGATTACTCCTTTTCGGCATATCGGTTATATATCTTCTCAATCTGGCTATAGGGAAATCCCTGAACCAGCTTATCGAAGTACTTAGCTAGACTTCGCTCTAGTGCTTTTGCTTTTCTTTGATTTGCGCTTGAGTTGGGATTGGCGGGTAATTCCGCTTCCAGTAGGTTGATTATCTCGTCCAGTTCCGCTATCACTTGTGTTGTCATCTAGTATCTCCTCATGTACTATCTCCGGCTCTACCTGCGGTATCGGAATGTCTTTCATAAAATCCTTGTAGGACT